AGGATTAACTGGTTTTGTAGGATCGTTTGGTAATGGAGTGCCACCAGACATTTGTCCTTCGGCCATTGCTTGATCTAAAAATTGTTGTAGAGTCATAGGTTCCATACCCTGCTCCATCATGTCATCAACGTATTTTAAATACTCTTCTTCTAATTGAGCCATCATCATGTTCTCCATCTCTTGTGGAGATTTAGGACCTTCATTACCACTATATTTTATAGATGGTGCGTTAGTCTCCAGCTCTTCTGAAATTTGTATATCTTCTATTCCCATGGTTTTTTTACTTTACTTTGTTTTACTAAACAAATCAAGAGCTGGCATGATAACTTTTACATCCTGTGCCATCTCTTCTGGTTTATAACCTTTGACTTCCCAGTCTTTTTTTGTTTTAAAAACCTCACCTGTTTCCTTGTGTCTGTAAGTTTCTTCTACTTTTGCCTGTAATATATCCATTATGTTGTTACCTCTTTCTTAATGTTTAGGTAGCTAATAGCTACATCAAACGAGTCTGTTGTGCTTGTTTGAACTGTAAAGGTTTTACCACCTTCTACTATTAGCGGTTGGGTTAATAATTCTGTTGTAACATTAGCTGTTAATGCTGCTGATTTAATGGCTGTAATACTGTTATTTAAAACAGTTACACTAGGTGTACCAGCTGATGTAACCAATATTGATTTAATAACTATTGTTTCATTGACCACAGGAACACCAGAACCAAAAGGTGTCAGTGCACTACCGCTTGTACTGTTGTCTATTCCTACAAATTTATATTGGTTTACTACTGCCATTAATCTAAAAAGAAGCTTCTAGCTTCTATTTCCTGTTTTAATTCTTCTTGAAAAGTTGTGTTAAGTTTCTCTAACACAGCATCTAAATCTCTAACTAGAGATTGAGCAACATCTGGTTCATACTCATTACTTGCTCTGGTTAATGTTTGTACTATCTTTGCCATTATAAACTTGCAATGCCTCCTCTACCATAACCCTGTCTTCCTGTACCATCTTGTTCAAAACCACCAGGATCAAATCCACCACTTTGAGTAGCGCTACCATAATTGTTATCACCACCATTACCATGAACCTTACCTTGATAAGGAGCACTATAAGTTTTTCTGTTTTCTTCTTTTTCTATATCAGCATCTATTTCCATCCATTCATGCAAATTTAAATCTCCTATTTCTGTTTTTGCTTGATCTAATCTTTTTTGTTGTGTTTCTGTAAAAGGTATTTTTGAAAATCTATTATATCCTCTATCTTTAATAGCTTGCATTTTCTTTATAAACTTTGTTAAGTCTCTTGAATAACCTACTGATTTACCGCCGTGTACTGCATTTTTACCACTTAACACAGAGTCAGGTCCATAAATTAATAATCCACTATTTGGATTTCTTGCAAGAAAACCTTTTTCTCCAGCATAATCTAACTCACCTCTAAGATGTGGATTATAGTTATAAGAACCTTCTCTTAATGGATTTGTTAAATAACCTAAACCTAAAGCTCCTGCAAATAAAGGCATCGCTTTCATTATACCACTACCACCACCCTTTAGTATACTTTTAATACCTTGATTAGCTATTATTTTCATTGGATTAATTTCAAATTTACCACCAGTAAAAGGCATACCAAAAGTATACTTAGGATTTCCTTTTTGTGTATCTATGCCTAACATTTTTGCAGCAACGTCATAAGCATAACCCTTATCTATTAGTGCTTTTAATAATGCTTCCATTATCGTCTTCCTCCAGTTTGTATATCTAATCTAAAAGTACCCAATTTCCAACTAGTATCAATAGCTGTATTAGATATTGTGAGAGCTATAGCTCTACCTCTAGCACGTGTGTCTACTTTATCTGTTGTAGATGTTACAGTAAAAGGACCAAGTGATGAGCTAGCTGCTGCATCATTTGGATAATTTCTTAAATCTAATTGTACAATAGCGCTTCCTTGTTGTGCTATAAAGTCAGGTATAATTCTACTAACTCTCATAATGTTTTCACCATCACCTCTAAGGTCACCTAAATTAGTTGCAGCTCCTCTAACAACTTTTTGTGTAATATCATAATCACCAGATGTAATATTAGCAGGAATGGCTACGGCCGTAGTCCCTGCTTCTTGTTGATTAACTCCTGTTTCATGTTCAAAGTATATTGTAACTCCTTCAGTGTTTCCCTGAACATCAAATGATACATCATCACTTGCATTGTATTTTGTTGCATGAGGTAAACCAAATACAGATGAATCTTCCCATGTACTTCTAGGAAACAGAGTACTTGCATTAGTAAACCATATAGGTCGTTTGGATGTTGAATCTAAATAACTATATGTAACTGCTCTAGTATTTACATTAGATGTAGATGTTGGATAGAACCAAGTAATCTCACCAAACAAGTTATTAATACCACAATAAATTAATTGATTAGATGTAGTGTTAAGATCGTCGTAAACAAAATCTTCTACTAAACAGTCCATTGATTCTAGCTTACCAGTAAACCTAAAAAAACCATTATCAGACATCCAGTATGCAGCACCATCAACCTCTACTGCTGCGTTCATACCAATCAATCCACAGTTAGTACCTGCTTGTTCAAATGCAAATGTAAATGGAGTTCCAACAAAACGCATAGTAAATAAAGAAGTATCACTCCAAATGTATATTGCATTTCTACCAAGTTTAGCACCCATGATCCGTGATCCGGCGGCCAGTCTTTGTGTACCAGCACTATTCTCAGCTGTTGGTGTATAGTCTTCTATATTTTCTTGAGAAGAAAATCTTATAAACATATCATCTTGTGTAGTCTTGTTACCTATAGTTGTTTCTGTTCCAAAAAATACTAAGTGACGATCTGGAGTTGACACTAACATATCACGTGACGCTGTTGGTGCTCCTGGAATAATTATAGCTCTAGTGCTTGTTGCATTTGCTGCATCACCGTCCCATTTAAAACACTCACCATTATGAATTAAAGCTATAAGTGTTGTACCTAAATTATCTAATGACCATAAACCAGGATCTGTTACTTGGTCAGTGTTGGCTGCAGGTGATCCCCAACCTGTAAATGATGATGTGTTTGTAACTGTTACACCAGTATTGTGAGCTGCTCTTGTAGTTCCTCTCACTGCTCTTGTTATACCAGTTAGTTTACTAGCTGTAATTCCTGTGTATGATATTTCCTCTGTTCCTACTTGAATAAAATTTGTACCTGAACTTGGAAAACCAGCTGTACTCCCTAAAGTAATTTCTGTAGCTGAACCATTGTTACCGTTTGTGTTGTCTCCTAATGCACCATTTAATGTAGTTGTTAATGCTCCTAAAATATTACCACCCCATAAAGATATACCCCAACCAAAAGCCCCTAACTGTTCAGCAGGTCCTACGTGAAAGTATTGGTAGTATTTTATACCACCAGATGTTGTTGCACCACTACCTGTTTCATTGCTAGGCATTGTAATAGTAATTGTAGTAGTTGTTGGTACACTTGTTACCATAAATTTTTTATCATTAAAATCTGCGGCAACAAAATTAGAATTTGTAATAGCACTAAAATCACTAAATAAAATAATGTCTGTTGGAACAAAAGAATGTGGTGTTGGAAAAGTTATAGTAACTGTTGGTGATCCATTAGTTGTACTAAACGCACTTGTAAGAGCTGTACCTGTTGGATTAACTAAAGGATGAATGTCATAATAAACACCACCAGAATATATGTATAAAATTTTGTTAGTTCCTATAGCTGCAAATTTAGTTGATGCTTTGTTTACAAAATGATGTAAACCTCTAGCGGCTCCAGTAAGTTTTGATTCACCTAATTGGTTCCACCCACCTATTTTTTCAGGCGTACCATATCTAAAACGAACATTCTCTCCGTCTATCCATTGAGACTCTGCACCCGTAGATGTAACTTGTTTATTAAATCCTGGTAGGAATCCTAATTTTTGTAACATATAGCCTCATTATAATACTGTTTTTATTCCTGATGGTAAACCCAACTTAGGTCTTCCATCATATTTGTTTTTGTCAGCAAATGGGCCATTCACATGATTATAATGTAGAAATACTTGACCGCAAATGTCCCCGTCAAAAGGCTCTCGCCAATGTTCAAGTTCACAGCCACTATATACTAGCATATCACCTACTTCAAGTAAGACTTTTGTACCTTCTACAAATATTGACCATGGATCACCACCTAAATTAAGTGTTGTAGATATTTCACAACTTGGTCTATCCTTATGTTTTTTTAATTCGTCACCTTTTTTATATGCTCTTGCGTAGGAATAAGTAGGACATAGGTCTAAGCCGGTATGCTTTTTCATTACAGGTAACATCTTAACCATAAGGGTTTCCATAGCAAAATCACCATAACATGAGTAAGTATTAGGTATTTGTTTATCGGTCCATGTTCCAAGGATCGAGGATTGTGCATGTATATTATGTTGGTACATAAAATTAACCGCATCTCTTTTAAGTAGGAAGTAGTTTAATATAAAGTTAGCTAAATCGTAAGACACAGCGTTTTTAATTACTTGATATTTTTTATCTTGAAAACTCATATTATCATACATTTCTGTAAAAAATTAAAAGACACTGATATTCTTATATCATTAGATTTATTAGGGTCAACACAATGCATTAACCAAGCTGGAAACATAATACATCTTCCAGCAATAGGTTCGTAATGTGTTTCTCTAAATAATCTTGTAGGTTTTTTTCCATCTTTTTGTCTTGGTCTAGACATACAAGCAACTGATCTTGGATCATCTATTTTTAAATGTCCTGAGTTTTTAGGTGCTTTAATATAATACACACCAGACCACAATGAGTTTGGATGTTGATGTGCTCTATTCATTCCACCCGGTGGATTAATGTTAGCCCACATATTACCTAATACAGGTTCACTGTCTAAGTGCTCTTGATCATAAATAGTTTTTTGACAAGCATATAACATATCAACTAATTTTTTATATTCAGGTCGTTCATGCATATCAGTTTTTGAATGCCATCCTTGTACATTAGTTCGAACTACTCCTTTATCTTGTTTAGACCAAGTTACAATATCTTGTTCTAATTCTTGATTAAGAGTTGGATGTTTTATATCTGCAATATAAATAGGTGTTGGAAAATGTAATTCTCTATGCATTATTTAAATGGTGTGCCTCCAAACCACATAACTAAAGATTTTCTGTTGCCACGTGTTACTGGTGTAACTCTGTGTCTAATAAAAGATGCAAAAAATATAGCTTGGCCTTGTTTTAATTTAACAAATTTATTTTCAGAAATTAGTTCTAAATCACCACCTTCAAATTCTGATTCAGGAGACAACAAACAAGTCATAGATATTTTTCTAACTGGTGGCTCATGAACAAAATTAACATCATTATCAACATGCCATTCATAAAACCCACCTTCTGGGTATTCTGTGTATTGTGCCATTTCAGTTATAGTCATTCCATCAAAACCGAAATGATTACCATTAGTGGTCTTCATAATTTTTTCTATATCTTTGTACATGTCACTCATTTTTTTAAATGGTATCCAACTAATATGTGAGGTTCTAGTTTTAGTATCTATTACCCCTGATTCAATTTTTTTATTACCACCAACATGAGCATCTTGTTTAGGTTCTGCACGTCCTGCAGCAATAATCATTTTACATTGTTCAGGTGTAAAAATTGCTTCATTTGTTTGAACTATAAAAGATCTCCATTTCGGTTCTGTAATCATATTAATATCCATACTCCACCCATCCTGTTATTATATATTTGTCATTCGATAAAGGTGGGTTTCCTCTATGTACATGTGTAAATTGTGATGGCCATACTAACATTGTATTTTTT